CGGTGCCGTAGTCGATGACCCAACTCTCTCCCTGGTCATTCCGAGCCTCGACCGACCAGTGAGTCTGCTTCTCGCCGGGATCGGCGCAGAGGGTGAGGATCGCCGGCGATCCGCCGTCGGTGACCTCCCCGGGGATTTCGCGCAGCCGGTAGCCGCCGCGCAGATCGAGGATGGCATCCTCCTTCACGGAGGCGGTGCGGTTCTCGAAGGGGAGCCCCTCGTAGGTATTCCGAAAATCATGGAGCCCTCCGGGGGTGGAGGACTTCTGAAGGAAAAGCTTGGCCAACTCCCCCCAAGTCATCTGGGGGGAGTAGAGGGAGGAGATGTGGCAGGAGATATGGTCGCGGGGTGCGAGGGGATTCCCCGCGATCCACCGGCCACCCGAGACAAGCTTTCTCTGCATCTCCTGTGGCCAGAGGTCGCCGCACTCGCGGCACTGGTAGCATGCGGTGTCGGCCACGCCGTCCAGATCCCACGCCCCGTCTGGACCACGAAGCTCATCCGACCACTTGACCTGCTCGAACTCGAGGTGCTGCTCGGCTCCGCACGAGGGGCAAGCGACATGGTAGCGGTGCTGGCTCCCAGCCATGAACTGTGACCAGATCGCGCCGGTCTCGACGGTGGGTGTCGATGCAAGCACCCGCTTGCAGATGGTCCGGTAGAAGTTCGTCCTAGCCATGGCAAGCTCGAGGGAGGGAGCCTCGGTCGCGGAGGCGTCCGGCCACTTGTCCACTTCGTCACAGAAGAGGTAGCGGGTGGGACGGGAGGCGAGGTTGGCCTCGCTGTTCGAGCCTACGAGCTTGAGGGTGCAGGACTTGAACTGCATCTCGGTCTTCTTGAATAGATCGGGGTCGTCAGGCATGACCGGCTTGATGGCCGCGCAGGAGCGCAGCCGGGGGATGAGTTCACGCTCACTCCATGACTTGGCATTGTCCGCAGTTGATGTGACGTAGAGGATCGGGCCGGGATCCTGTGCGACGGCATACTGGATGAGGTTCGCCAGAAGGGTGGTGCCGCCGATCTGGGCACTCTTCACGAAGGTGATCTGCCTGATCTTCCTGTCGCCGAACCAGAGGTGAAGCTGTTTCAGATAGGGTGTGAAGTCACAGGAGAACCGCCCGGGGCGCGGCGAGAAGCGCGGATCCAGCACGATCTCCCTCTCTGCCCATGTCAGGGGATCCGGTCGTTGCCGAGGCTCCCACATGGAAGCCAGATCGGCCTCAAGCTTCTGAAGGGCCGGTGACATCGGAGGCTGTGGCCTTGGCATTCCAAGGCGCGGAGGCGGCGGCGGCGGCTAGTTCGCGCAGGATGGCAACCACCTCGTCGCGGACGATCCCGGCGACATCGGACTGAGACTCGATCCGGGCGGCCAGCACATCGGGAAGGTTCTCCATCAGCCCCTTCGCCATGGCCATGTTCCCCAGGATGAACTCCGAGACCTTCGAGACCTCGACCAACCGACCGGCAGAGGTGGCCAGCTTCAGGTTGTTCTCGGCGACTTGAAGCCAGAGCTTGTGAGCCTCCGATGCCGCCTTCAGCAGGGCACCGAGGGAGTTGAAATTCCCCGCCTCTTCCGTCTTATCACAGAGGAGAGAGAGCCGGGCATGGCGCACGGCGGCTGCCAACTCCGTCTCCTCAGGGGTCATCGGCTTGGCTGCGGCCTCGGGACGGGCAAATGCGAAGGTCGAATCCTGGGCGCGGGACCGGATGAACTCTCTCCACCGTGGGTCGTCCTTCACTCGCCAGTTCCTGACGGCCCGGACGGAGACGGAGTGAGCGGAGGCGCACTCTTCGATGAGCGCGGACTCGTGACGGGAATTCCTCATGGCTTCCGTTCCGTGTCAAAGGAACGGAACGGAACGGGCGCGGAAGGTCGGGAACTAATCGGCTTCCCTAACGTTCCAAGCTAATTCACGCAGAAACAACGCCAGTGCGCCCAACCGCTTAGATTGTGAAGCGTGAAGAGATTCCTTACCGAGGGGGGAGTCACCGGACGATCAGACGCTCATCGTCGATTCCACCCAGTTTCTACTCAAGCAACCGAGAGAAAAACTAGCTGGGATATCAGAATATCGTCATTATCTCCTTAAGAGATAGTATAAGAGTATGATGGTAAGCTGTTTGAAAGCCTAGGAGATGGTGCGGAAGCATCGTCCAAGCGAGGACGTTCATCGTCCTCAAAGTAACCCAAAACTAAAACCCCACTCCCTTTCTGCTTGATCCATGGCTTATTCAGGACGTTCATCGTCCTCATTGCTTCTGCCCACCAAGGGCGCGGGGCGGACGGTGGCATTGAGGCGGATCGGCCTGACCCATGTCCCTAATTGCATCCATCCTACCCATCATATAAGCGGCAAGAAGTAGCTTGGAATCTGGCGATTTAGTGGATGAGCATCCGGTGGTAACTATGGCCAGAAAAAGGAAAACCCTGTGCATGAGGCGAACCTCGCACAGGGTAATCGTTCCGCAACTTCCTTTATAGATCAGCTAACGCGCCACTTCCTGTCATTCTTCCCTCCCACACGCTCGAGCTTCACCGTCCCCAGCTCCTCACCGAACCGGAAGACCCGCCCATTGTAGCGGGCAAAGAGTCGCGACATCTTTGTCCTGGCTGAAGTGTAGATCTCGAACTCCTTGGTCTCCCTGTCCACCTTCCCCTTGATCTGCTCCTCGAAGAGGCCACGGTTTCGGCAGATCCAGATCACCTCATCGAATGTCACGCCCTCACGGGTGCGGAGTTCAAGGCCATCCTGGAATATTCCCTCAGCCATGGCCTGCACCAGATCGCGCATGTCAGCGGCGTCGGGATCGCCGAAGTCCTCGCTATCTGGCTTCCGCAGCGGATCGCCGAAGCCCGCATTCTCCACGATCCCGCCGATCACGCGACTCCAGTCCTCGAAGCCCACCAACCGCGACGAGCAGGCCGGACGCCCAGCCTTGTCCCATGCCACGATGAGCGACCAGAGAGCAGAGAGAATGGCGAATCGCACCTCCGGCCTCGCCAGATACTCGGCACCCATCGGACGCTCGATCTTACGCGCCTGAGGGTCGGCCTCCTTCTGGAAGAGATCGATGAATATCGACCGACGCGCGATGTCAGAGGAGACCTCGGCCTGATTGCTGGTGAACATCAGCATCGTCTGCTTCGCCACCTCATACTTCGCGCTCGAGCCGAGCCGACGCACCGAGACCACCGAGGAAGTGGCGAACTGCTCCAGATAGGCCGAATCGATCTTGTCCTTCACATTGTCGAAGATCACCGAGTCCGAACCCGCCAGCACCTCCGAGTCCAGCACCTTCTGAAGCTCCTCTCGTTCCTCTGGGAGGGCGCGCATGGCTGCGAATCCCCTCACCGGCACCTCCACCACCATGGCGAGGAGCGACTTCCCGGCGGCTGGGCCGTTGGCATTCCAGATGACGAGCGGCACCTGAGCCTGCTCAGGCAGGAGCGAGACCGCGAAGCGCGTCATCATCGCCGCGATCTGGCAGGAGAGGGATCGCCCACCATCATCGGCAAATGGGAACTCGTGGAGGAGATCCGTCAGGTAATCGACGGCGGCCTCCTTGGGCATCAGGTCGTAGGTCATGGTTTGTGCGTGTTTTGTTTTGGTTTTTCTTCCTTCTTCTTCCAGTTGATCGCCGCATACCGGCGGCGATACTCCTTTGAGAAATTATTCCTGGGCGCATCGCCCTTGCCGTTCTCGGCTCGGTTCTTCTTGTTCTCCATGACGCCTACGCCTCCTTGACTAGGATCTTGGTCTCCGCGTCATAGCCCGCCGACTGAAGCGCGAGTTCACCACCTCGCAGGATCGGCACCGGGACGCGCGAGATCCGGCGCAGGGGCCTCTGGAGTTCCAGAAACATGTGAGAGGTCAGGACAGCCTCCGCCTGCATCTTATTCATCGAGTCGGGACGCGCCTCATAGGCATCGCTTCCGTCCTCCTTCTTCCATGGCATCTTCACCAGCTTCACCGTGCGGAGATTCTTCTCAGCATAAGTGCGGAAGCAGGCCGGGGTGAGCGGCTGCATCCGGTCAGTCTTCGGCTCCAGCACGACGGGCAGCCCGTCTTGGAGGAAAACCCCATTCCTGCTCATCACCTCGCCGATGTCATTGGCGAAGTCCGAGAGGATCCTCCCCACCCGTGGCAGCTCGATATGCGGAAGCTCGTTTTGAGAGGCATCGCCCCCCCCCTGATTTTTTTCAGCCCCTGCCGGAGAGCCACCGGGGGGGGTATTGTTAGTCGGATTATTTTCAGTCATGTGCGTGTGATTCGTCGAGTCAGTCAAATGTTTGGTTTCTTCAGCCTTTAGCCTTCAGTCTTCAGCCCTGCTCCCACCCCTATCGGTGGTGGAGATCAGCCAGAGCCCCCGCATCCCGTCGTAGCTCCTCCGCCATCAGGGAGAATTTCCCATTGCATGGAGCGTAAAACTCCAGCCGCTCCGCGCAGGCCAGCATCGCCTCGGCATCCTCACCCCACGCCGCAGCGCGAGCCGCCTCCACCGCATCCCTCAGCGCATCGCGGACGGGTGGCCGGTCGATGATCCGCTCACCGAAGGGAGGCCATGGGTTCACATAGAGCAGCTTCTGGAGCGCACCCTTCTCCGAGCGATACTGCTGCGGCAGACGGGTCAGCCTCACCGCAGTCAGAGCCTTCGGATCAGCCCCGATCCGGGCCAGAGTAGCCTTCTGAGCGCGAGCCCAGGCATCCCACTCCGCCTTCGAGGTAGGGCCGGAGAGAGCCGACATCCCAGTTCCACTGCCGGGCACACGGATCAGAGCATGGACAGACCGCCCACCCGACGAATAGATCGCCGAGACAGGAAGTGTCGTCTTGGCGAGAGCACCCAGCCAGATGCGAGGATCAGCCTCGTCCGACTCCAGCAGGGCGAACTTCCAGCGCGTCACCGACTCCTCCGAGCGGCGTGATGGCTTGCCCGTGCGCGGGTTCGGGTATTCGCGGCCATCGACCGGGTTGGCCAGATACCACATCCCACGAGGACCGCAGGCCGGGATCGGCTCATCAGGCCAGAGAGCCTGACCTTGGGACTTATCATCTGAGAAAATTAAAACCTTCTCCCCCGCATAGAGGAGAGAGAGGAACCCTGCCGAATCCAGCAGAGAGGGGTCGGCATAGGATCGGGCCGCGAACCAATCCAGCCGGGGGCGGAACTCCCCAGCGAGAGCCGCCAGAGCCGCAGGGTCGAACTCCACCGGCTCCGGCTTAGGAAGTGGCTTGTAGTCTTCAGCCTTCAGCCTTCCGCCTTCAGCCTTCCCTTGCAGCAGATAGCCAGAGCCCTTCGAGGAGTGAGAGTTCGCGGCGGATCGCAGCTTATAGGCCAGCTCCCGTTCAGACCATGGAGGGGCGCAGCGCGAGTTATACTCCTGCATGAGCGACATCGCCTCCGACTCACCCAGGGAGAACCCATGGACGAGAGCGCAGGCCACCGCAAAGGTCGCATCATGGCCCCCTGACCCGGCGACCGCCGCATCCATCCGCGCGATATAACGTGAAGCCCGTTCGTAGATCGTCACGCTCATTTTGATAAATCCTCAAACTGCTGGATGCGTTCCCCTATCCAGCGCATGACAGGCACTGCCATGGAGTTGCCTAGGGCTTTGTATCGAGGCCCGTCAGGACACTCTCTGGCTGGCTTGTTCCTCCACGGGATGCGGGTGAAGTTGTCGGGGAATCCTTGGAGACGCTCGCACTCGACCGGGGTGAGTCGGCGGACAGCCATGCTTGGGTGAGCTATATAAGTGGTCGATTCATGCTTGTCGGCCTTACTGGCACCTGACCGAAGGCAATGACCGATATCTGGCTGTTCCGACACACCGAATGGCACGGGATGATCAGTTGCCTGTACCGCCACCGCATGGGATGTATCGGCAATGGCTCCCTCCGGGGTCGTGATGGTCTCCATGCAGTTGTCGTGCATGACATCCCCGTCCATTCCGAAGCCGATTGGTGTGGCCACCACGTTGCTCCCTCGATCTGCACAGGGTGATGAGTCATGCCGTGCAAGCAACGCCCCAGCCACATCACCGAACTGGGTGATTGGTTGTGCAATGGCCTGACCTTGGGTTCTGTCCAAGGTGTAGGCGGTCTCATCGGAGAATCCGTGGCCGTTGGATGAGGTGTTGGCTGTCCGGATGGCGATGGGCTCCGCGATGACATTACGAAGCTGGAAGACGCTCCCTTCGTTGGTGTAGGTCTTGGCTTCGTTCGCGCAGATGGTGGCCGCTGGGTCGTTGGAGAAGCAGGGGACGAGGCGGCCTGTATAGGCATCTTGTCCTGAGTAAGCACCAGGATGAGCATCGGCACATAAGGCTCCGACAACCTCTTGCGGAACCAATCCACTACCACGCTGGGAGAAGATCTCTTGGTTGCTCTGGCCTATTCCTCCGGTGTTGTGTGACTGGGTGATTGAGGGGTGGACTTCTTCTCCGTCCCAATGGCTCCCCGCTTGGATGCCGATTCGAGCGCGGTTCGTAGCATGGGAGGCAGTTCCTTTCCCCGCTTTTCGGCTCGGCGCAGGATGCCCGTGCAGGCTGTCGCGCTCAAATAGTACCGCTGCGGGAGGTCGCCAGTCTCCAAGGTATCCGACAACGAACACACGACGGCGTCTTTGGGCCACTCCGAACCATTGAGCGTCAAGAACGCGGTAGGCGAACCCATACCCCAACTCGCCCAACCCTCCGAGGAAGGTGCCAAAAGTTTTTCCTCCGTCAATCGACAGGACGCCGGGGACATTCTCCCAGACCACCCACTTGGGCCGGAGGCGGTCAATAAGGCCAAGGAATGCGAGTGTGAGGTTGCCACGAGGGTCATCCAGTCCCTTTCGGAGTCCGGCGACGCTGAATGCCTGACAGGGTGTTCCTCCGACCAGAAGGTCGATTGGCTGGTATTGTCCAGCAGTGATAGTTGTGAAGTCTCCATGAAGTGGGGTGGTTGGGTAGTGGTGGGTGAGAACTGCGCGGGGAAAGGGTTCGATCTCGGAGAAGAAGGATGGCTTCCACCCGAGGTGATGCCACCCGGCGGTGGCGGCTTCGATGCCGGAGCAGACAGATCCGTAAATCATCTGATTATTCATAATGAGAGAGTTGAGCTCGTTGAGCGCAGGCCGGGCACTTCGATGGCATCATCCTTCACCCAGATCCCGACCCCTCCGGTCGAGTCGGCAGGGATCACGCAGACCTGACTGGTCTTCGCGTGGGTCTGGACCACCTTCATGACGCGACCATTGGACTTGAGCGTCACCAGATCCCCTACCTTGGTTGTTTCGCTTTTCATGGGTCAGACCTCCGTGCGAGCACGTTCCCACCGGCGGAAGAGTGCTAAGCTGTTGTGGAACTTCTGGATCTCAGCCATCGTCAGCGGAGCCACCGTGCTTGGGATCAGCCCGATCCGCTTCCTGATGCGGCAGGCGTGGTGATTCGTCAGTTTGCAGAGGTATTCCAGCCCGTGACCGGCCAGCCACCCGATCAGCTCGAGGACAGACGAGGCCGATTCGTATCCGATGGGCTTGCAGTAGCCACGAGTGCCACCGCGACGAGCCCATGCAGAGACATCCACCTCGCGGCCTCGGATCACCTTCTTCTCGGAGAGATTCACATAATCCTCGACAGCTTGCAGGATGATCGCCTCAGCCAGCTCGATCAGAGCGTCATCCACCTCGACCTGCCTCATTTGATCCTCCTTTTCTTCGGAGCATCCATGACCATCGACGGGGCGAATCGGTCCAGTTCGATCTGGAGCTTCCGCACGGCCTTCCCGAGATCAGCAAGCTCCTCCTGATTCGAGAAGGAAGACTTGTCCACCACATGGGAGGCAGCCGCCCGGATGCGACGGCACTCGGCCTTCAGTGCTTGGATCTCATCGCAGAGATCGAGAACGCCTGAGTCCATCAGTTGGCCTCCTGATCGATTTCTAATGTCATATAATTAATTCCCAAAAATTAGGTGAGAAATTTTTTTGAACTCGGACTTGGCTTCGTCTGACCACTTATAGAGTTTTTTGTAGTCTTTTTTTGATGGGTTAAATACCCGCATAGCTGCTGCAAAAACCTCGTCGGCCCTTGCGCCTGACAATTCATTTGTCGCTACTCTTCGTGCAAAGAGTGCCGAGATCTTTGTGAAATCCTCATAATTATGATTGGCGAGTGCCCTGTATTGGGAAAATGCATATTCCTGATCACCATTTAGTGCCCAATAGGTCGCCGCGCACTTAACAGGAGCAGCTGAGAAAACCTTTGAGTTCTTGCCGCAATAATCCACCAGCTCTTGAACTTTAATGCCAAAAGGACTGTCTGCCATTGAAAGGACAGATCGTGCTGAAACATCTCTACCGCATTGATTTGTTATAATCCTGCTGGCGTATAAAAGAGTCTCTGTGACTTTTCTATCTAGCCCAGTTAGATCTGATGTTGTTCTGATTTTGCCCTGATCGAGAGCAAGAATATCGGCATCAGATAACCCTCGAGCCACCCACATTTCTGCTGGAATACCAGCAATGCAAATTGCCTTCAATCGGTGATGGGCATTTGCAAGCCATCCATCTTGATGAAATGCCACGCCATCGGGCAACCCATGCTGAAACTCTCCACCCTGTAAGAACCTAACAAACTTATTGACGTGTTTTGCAATAAGCTGAGTTCTCCTAACCCCATTTCCTCGGGACAGAGATAAATAAAACTCTGCCTTCTGCGGTGTTATGATTTCCAATGTTTGTGTTTTCATTTTGTGCGTGTTTGTTTGGTTTCTCCTCAGCGTTATTGCCTTGGAAATTAGTTGCTTTTGCGCTCGATCAGAGCGTCGAGTTGGACAGCTAGGGCCACCACCGGGGTGATGAGCCTCCTCAGCCTGACCAGCCTGTTCTCATCCCATTGCTGGATCTCTTCCTCCATTTTCCTGAACCAGATCCCGAATCCTCCCATCACCCCCTCGATGGAAAGGAACCCCGTGGCTTTCCCCCCAGGATTCAGTGACTCTTTGGGTTCTTCTGGATTCTTTAAGCCAAGATCTAGCTCAATCTGATCCCATGAATCCCTGACGAAAGGACGCTTCCATTTCTTGACCCCGATTGTGATCCAGTTCTTGTGACTGCCCTTGACCTTGGTGCTGCTAAGGGCAATCTTCCGACCGGCATCCATCCACTCGTCAACAGTGCAGGATTCCGATATAGTAATATCATCGTTTTTTATTAGTTCGCTCATATTAGTTTTTTTATTGGTTTCTTTAATGACCCACCGTGCTGTTTGTATTTCTCAACGGCATCCTGGGATTTTCCAAACTTGGTGATGTAGATCCCAAAGAAGTCCCCGGCTGCCCTTTTGTAATGAGAGAGCAATGCCCTTGTGACCTTCATCTCCCTTGCTACCTCAGCTAGGGACCGCTTCCCGTTGAGTTGGTCGAGACCGAAGGCGAATGCTATTCCATAGACGCATGCCTTCACGTTCTTGGCCGTGAGTAAGTAGGTGAATACGCCTCCGAACATCTCCCAAGCCTGACCGGCGAGATTCTTCCTCTCCCTCTCCCGAACCGTCAGCCCCCACTGCCCGGCACAGGCGATCACCTCCCGCATCACCAGCCAGTCGATCTGCATCTTCGAGGGGGGGATGTTCTTTTGGACGAACCAGAAGAACTCCTCTGCCAACTCATCCCCCTCCCCGTCGATCTCGGCGGCATAGTCGGGCGTGTAGGCCGACTCAGCCGTGTCATTGCTATAGGCGCGGAACGCCTCCTGGGGAGATGCAGAGATCATTCCTTTTTCAGAGCCTCCAGCTTGAGCATCCGCTGACGCCGTGCCCGGGCCGCCTCGATGCACCACTGCACCTCATCGGGGAAGTCGATCCCGGCAATGGCCAGCACCCGATCCGCCGCCACCACCGACTCGTGGCAGCAGTCGCAGAGTTCCCATGGGAAGACCTGCTCTCCACCGTCGTCGAGGGGAGTTCCGTGAACCCACTTAGCCTGAGTCAGGCAGCCGGGCATCGTGCAGATGCCGAGATTGGTGGCATTCATCGTCCACCTCCTGACTTGTAGAGATTCCAGAGCAGGGCCGAGGCCGTGACCGCCAGCAGCACTTGGTAGAAGGGAGTGCAGTCCTTCATTTTGCCCTCCCCTTGATGCGGAACTTCGGAGCCAGATGGAGCAACTGCTGCACGAAGGCCGAGACGAACTCCTCACGGGTCGCGTAGAAATCGAAGTGAAGCTGGTTCATTTGCCCCCCTTTAGGTTCTTCTCCACGCGCATGTATTCGCGCCAGAGGGTGGCCTTCACCGCCGCCTCATACCCAGTGATGCGCTTATACCAAGCCCAGATCCGAGCCCAGAACCCGACCGGCTTCTGGAACTCACGTGCATAGGCGAGAGCCGCCTCGAGAGTGGGATCGCTCACTTTGCACCCCCCGTGAAACGGGCAAGAAGCCCGGCAAGAACCTCAGCCAACTCACGACGGCCAATGAAGAGGACCACCGTCAACGCCGCAAAAAGCAGGGCGATCACAGGGCACCTCCTTCAGCTTGCAAGAGAAGTGTGAATCCTTCACACTGCCCCCTGAAATCGACGGCCTCAATAGCACGAATTGTGAAACTCGTGTGAAACAGGTCACGATTTACAGAGTAAATCACTGCCCTGTGGTGTAACGGTAATTTGGATTTTGGTGGTTTTTTCATGGTTTCTACTCTGTTAGGGTTGGACTGAAATGGAAATAATCCTTCCTTCATGTGGAACTATGTGGAACTGGTTATGGCATGGCCTACCTCGTGAAACATGCCCGGTCTCCGTTCTGGTTTCTGCGATTCCGTGACTTGGAAAGGCAACGCTGGCGTGAGGAGAACCTGAAGCTGCGCGTCGATTGCCCGAAGGAGTCGGCCAAGGCCGTTAAGGAGGCGGCGCGGCGAGGCTCCCAAGAGGCCATCGTCAGACCGAACAGGGGAGGGGATTTCGTGGAGTGGGTTCCCGGCTACATCACCGACCACTACAAGAACCCGCGCACTCTCCTGCGATCCCGATACTTCTGGAGCACCGTCCATGTCTTCCTGCACGAGCAGGGGATCCGCATGCCGAGCGAGGTCACCTACAAGCATGCCCAAGCCTACCTCGACTGGAGGAAGGGGGCCGGAGGGGAGCATGCCAGCCACAACACCGCCCGTGCCGAGTTGAAGTTCCTCAGCTTCCTCATGAGCGAGGCGATCAGGCGAGGGCTGGCCGAGACGAACGGCCTCGCCCTGGCACGTGTCCCGATGACCCCGCCCAAGGAGAAGCGCGAGATCACCACTGCTGAGATCACTGCGGTGAGGCAGGCCCTGCGCGACCAGCCCGGATGGATGGCTACCGCCTTCGAGCTTCAGCTTCACCTCGGATGCCGCTTCTCCGAGACCCGCATTCCCATGGATCGGATCGACCTGAAGAGCAAGACCATCCAGATCCGAGATGCCAAGCGGCAGGAGGGAGACGCTAGGAAGTGGTTCAGCGCACCGATCAATGACCAGCTTGCCAAGTTCCTGAAAGGCATCACCCCCCATGACGGCCACACCCTGCCCGAGATCGAGCGCACGATGAACCGAGACTTCAACCGGGTGCTGGGCCGTGCGGCTAATGGATTGACGAGTCATTGTCTGCGGGTCTCCTTTATTTCACGGCTCCATCGAGCCGGGCTCTCCGAGAGCGAAGCGATGCGACTGGTGAATCACTCGACGAGGATGGTCCACCGGCTCTACTCGAAGCTGAACGTCGAGGACGCACGGCGCGCGATGAAGCGGGTGCCGCTGCCCCCGCCTCCGCCGCCAAAAAAGCGCGCACCCAGCGCAGGGTCGTCTTCTTCCCGAAAAAAGGGCACCCACGCCGCTTGAGCGAGGAGAGTTCCGTCGGGCTCATCCCGACGAGCGGGGCGAGGGCCTTGGGGAACTCCAGCCGGTCGAGGTCGATCATCGCGGTGGTGGATGCCATGGGTCAGGAAACTTTCTTTGGGGCTCCGTAGGTTTTGCGGATCGCGAGGCGAACGAGGTCGCTGATCTTGAGGTCTTCTGCGTCTGCAAGCTTGCGGAGGTGCTTAAATACTGGAGTGGCAAGCCGCACGTTCACTTTGCTATCAAGCGTCGCTTTGTTCATTGGAACATTTTGTGCCACAATGGGAATCAATTGGAAAGATAATTCTTTCGCTTAGACGAAGAAATTTGCGAGAGGGGCTTTTTGCGGTACATTGTTCCTAAATGAAAATGACAGAAACAATCCGCGTCCGGGTATCTCAGGGGATGAAATCCCATTTGCAGAACCTTGCGGATGAACGTGGCCCAGGTAGCAAGGTGGCCGATCTCGTTCGGGAGGCCATCCACCAGGTCTATTTTAAGGCCTACTCGGTCGAGGAAATCACCGCGCTCCGGGCTGCTGAGGCACCGAAAAAATCACGAACCCAGTGATTTTATCCTTTCCCGACGGGCTACCTTTGTATGACGAATAGACTATGGGTTCAATCTCGAAAACAGGGAACTGTAAGGTCTGCGGACGGCAGAGTCGGTTTGAAAAACAGACTCCAGCTCATCTCGTTCACTTCATCCTTTCTCTCATTACCGTTGGGACTTGGCTGCTGATCTGGATCCCGGTGACTCTTTGGAAGGGGATGCAGGGATTTAGATGCACCACTTGCGGAGCCAAGCCTTCATTCACAAGCTGGCTCCGCTAAAACTCCACCCTCCTCCAGCGGTCGCGCCAGAGGAGGTCGCTCATGCGGTTGGCGAGGGCAATGATTCGGACTTCCGACTCATCGGGCAGGAGCAGATGCAGGGCCTCGTGGCAGACCGTATCGAGCCTTTCGCGGCTATTCTGCGAGGGGTCGATCTCGATCAGGTCGGGGGCATGGGCGAGACCATGGGCCTTCTCCTTGCCCAACTTTCGATCCCTGATTTTAAGCGTCCGGGGGAGCTTCATGGATGGGCAGGCTGAAGGCTGAAGACTGAAGGCTGTTAGTCGGGAAGCTGCTGGATCTTGTCCATCAGCGTGGAATGGAAATCTGCCAATGCTTTGAGCATGGTTTCGTGATCGTCGGTGGCGAATCTCAAGCGGAACGGAAGCTCGATGCCGTCGATCTTCACGTCAAGGCAGAGCTGCCAGCGGATCTTGCCCTCGGGAAGTTGCTCGCTCTCGGTGACGACGCTCATGATGGGAGGCTATTAGGCTGAAGGCTGAAGACTGTTAGTTTCCGAAAGGGATGCTTTCAGAGAGTTGAGTTCGTTGACGAAATCGGGAAAGACAAGTTCGCTCGACAATGCTTCGCCGATGGTGACGGCACGGGATAGTTGCGCCTTCAGCCTCTCGACTTCGGCTTGTGCCTTGCATTGGTTCTCTAGTGAGATGGCAAGTTCGAGTTCCTTCTTGTTTAGGAGATCAACGAGACATTCGGCCTCATCCTGCGAAACACAATAAATCTCATTGCAAGTCTCCCCATCATGCTCAAGCAGGGCAGATGAGAATGTAGTCAACCTCCAGATAGCGGCATCTGTGCGTGGTGTGTCAGTTGTCATTTGTCGGTGGAGTTGATTTTCTGTATAAGTTTTTCTACTGCATTCCATTTAGATCGTTCTACTGCTTTTGACGCTTCAAGTAAGCAAGCTCCAAGTCCATCGCTTCGCTTGTGCTTGAACGTGGTAATGACATCTCGATTAATGCGAACCTCGTAGGTTCTTTCTCCAAGGGGATTGGATTCATCCCCTCCTCCGATATTTACGATGGCGATCATTTATGGGTGCTTTGAATCTTGGCGAATCCGCCGTACCACTCGTTGGTGAGAACTGCACTTAGGGGTGCATTCGATTTCGCCAGTTAGGTGCGAGAAAGCATCACGCAGCATCTCGACCTCGGCCACGGCTTCGTGCCACGCAAGAACGAGAGGCTGAACGGTCTTGGAGATTCTCTGCCCCCATCCACCTATGCCTTGCAACTTTTCCCAGTGGGGTTGAAGGCATTCTAGGTCTCTGGAAATTGCCAGAAGTTCGTTTCTGTATGTTTCCATATCGGCCTCGGCCTCCAGCCTACGCTGGTCTGCCTTGTCACGTTCCGTTTTCCATACGGCCTCAGATTCTTGGGCGGCGTGGAGTTCGTGGGTGAGCCTCTCGATTTCTCTCTGGGCATTCTCACAGGTTTTGCGGTGAGCTTCGCGCTCCAAGCACAAGGTCGAGCGAACCCATGAACCGCCGCTTTCCTGAAATGATCGGCACATCAAACCTTTCGCTGCTGCAGAGTATTCTTCCGATCCGCAGTGGGGGCATGTGTCATTCTTCATTTTTTCATTCTTCATTTTTCATTTCCCTACCGCCTACTTCGCCAGTCGCAGCTTGGTTTGCTGGCTTCGGCTTGGGATGGCGATGCGGCCATCCTCCCATTCGATCGAGCCGGACTTGACGACGCCAATCCGGGGGGAGTCCATGCGGCGGATGATAGCCCCCTCGAAGAAGGGCCAGCGGTCGCGGTTGGTAGCTGGGAGCTTGGAGCTAGAAGTTGGGGATTTGCCTTCGACTCTCGACTCTCGACTCTCGACTCTCGTCTCGGTCTTGGCCCCTCCAATTCGAAAGCCTGTCTTGATGATTTTCCTGCCACTCTCGGAGTCCCAAATGGTGAACTGCTTGCACTCGACCTCCCCTGCCCGGATGGAGGGGGCAAGGTGTTCGCGCACCCTCTCAGG